TTGGCTTGATTATGGTTTTAACAGAGACTACATGTCCGTAGAAGAGAAAAACAGACCTCAAACATCTGTGTCTGCTCCATCGTCTAGTTCTACTACTTCCGGCGGCACCACTAATCAACTCCCAGCTACTAGGATAGCTAAAGTTTCTGGTGTGTATAGCAGCCCAATTAAAGCGTCTATTGTTGACCCTGGAGTTACCGGAGATGGCATGCCAGCGTCTATGAATTCCCCAATGTCAATGTCTAGGGGGTCTAGTGGTGTAGCTACTGTAAACAACTTTAGTATGCCACTTACAATAAACCTAACAACTAACGGACCTGTTTCGGAAATAGATGTTAAGTCACTTGCTAAAAAAGTTGCAACACATATTGAAAATGAAGTAAACATTAAAAACATTAGGAGCTGGTAATGGGTTACAAAGACGACCAACTTTATGGGTTGCCTACTGGCGTTTCGGATGTTTCATTATCTGAATCCAGAAACCCAGACTTCCCATTTACTGACAAAAGTCGGGTTATACGAACTGTTAGACAGCAGGCTGACGGATCTCTTAAAGACGAGTTTCGTCCCATGGGACATGGGTTTATTCGAAACTTAATTCGCGGTGACTTTGGGTACGGTCCAGACGTACCAAACTTTGAAAGTATTAAATGTTATTTCCAGTTTAACCCACAGGATATTGAGCAGTCCGTAGAGTCACGTAAGGACATGTATCTTCCAATTCTTCAAGATCCATCGCAGTTTACGCAACCAATAGCGGGTAGCACAAGCTTTAGATTTGAGTTATTGTTTGATAGAACTGCAGAAGTAAACGAGGCTAGTCAACTACGTGGTCGTAACCTAATTAGCAATCCTGATATTTTTGATTTTACAAGTGCATCTGGACGCAGGTTAGCGGCCTCTGAAATTGGGGTTTTGTCAGACTTAATGGTTCTGCACTCGGTCATTGGTCAAGGTATCAGTAAGGGAAATATTGATGCGATGATCAGTAAGTTTAATAGTGATGCTCGTACTTATATCCGCAACAATTACACGGAACTTGATCTCCAACCTAACTCAGATGGATCTGGGTTTATTCCAATAAATATTGGTGAAGGTGACTCACCTGTAGCTAGTTCTAAGGGTCAAAAAATAATTGATGAGTTTTTGACTGGTGCAACAGTTGGTAACTTTACTAGAAACTTTATGGAGCTAAACGCTAACAACTCTGCAATACTTTTGCCACAACCAGTTAGGGTTGTGTTTTCATCGTTATTTATGGTTGATGGGTTTGTTCTTAATTCTGGTACGTTGTTTACTAAATTTAATTCTGCTATGGTTCCTACTCAGTGTAAAGTTTTGCTTAATATGCAAGCGGTGTATCTAGGGTTTGCTAGAGAACGTACGTTCCTATCAGACCAACTTGAAAAACCAGAAAAAGAAGTATCTACAGATTTGAACAAAAGAAACACTTTAATTAACTCAATACAGGAAACAATTAAACAAAGTTTGTCTACAGTAAACGTAGGGTTGTTTGCAACTACGGAAAGATTAATAGATTCTTCAAAAAACACTATAACTGTAACTGACCCTAACTCAAATCAAAAATTTAAGTACGATGTTAGGCATATTTACCCATGGATGTTTGCTTCAAAAAACTTTTGGTATGACAGAGGTAACGAAGAACATGTTCCTATTACATTTGGTGGTAATGTTACTCGCACTAATAGCTACCCAGAGACCCACCAGGACTTATGGTCGGGTGGTGATGACTACAATTTTGAAGTATTTGATCCTGAGAATCAACCTGAATACATACCTGAGGAAGCAAATGAGTTTAGTTGGTACCGACCTTTCGACGATGATAAAGACATTACTTATGGAGATTCAACTTTTAAAGCTCCCTCAGGAAAACCGGCTATAAGTATGTTAATTGGTGAAAATGAAACTGAAAGAAACTTTATTGGACAACAATTATTTACAACTCTTACGGACTCTTTAGTATCTATAAAGCAAAAAATACGTGTAAATGTTTTTGGAAAGGTTTCAGAAAGTTTAACCGTTAGTAAAGCAACTGCCAAGGCGTCAAGAGACTCCTATATAAACGCAACTAAATACGTAGAGTTTACAGGTGACCCTGTTCCACCTCCACTCTTTAAACTGATGGGTGTTTACTCTTTTGAATTTGACCCTATAAATAATTTTGATTCATGGGAGCAATACACAAGTAATGGAGGGGTTAGTTCTATAGAAGCTCAGATACCTCAAAACTTGTTGTTAAAGAAATCCTTAGGCCCTGATGGGTTATACGTAGACAGAGTTGCGGCAGTAACTGATATTTATAACAAAATAAATGGAATTAAAAATCTTGAAAATTGTATAACACCAAAAAGTATTTATAATAGTATTAAAGCAAAGATACAGTCAAATGAAACTGTTTATAAAGATTGGGTAAAAACCCTTTCTTATTTCTTTGACGATTATGACGATAAGACAACAAAAGATAGTATATGGACACCCTCCCAAGCAGGTATTGACAACGCCAACGTTAACTCTTTGTACGAACAAGAAGACCCCGCAAAAATGAGAGGATCACTACGTTCTTACTGGGACCTGGATACTATTGGGCCTTCAACATACGTTGGTGCTGAATCACTTAAATCTTTACTACCTGAAGCTCACGTTATTTGGAAAGACGAATGGTTTATTATTCAAGCCAATGTTTCAGTTGATATAGAAATAACTCCTCAGTTGGCTACTCCTAAGACTCTTAGAGGTTCTGGGTCATCAGTAATACTAGTTCAAGGTGATGGACGTACTGAAGACGGGGATCCTAGCCAACCCACTCAATTTTCAGTTGAGTTAACAAATTGGAGCGTTTTATGAGAAAGTACTTGTCTACTGATCGTTACGTTCTTGATGAGGGGGGTCAGTCAGCGTCAAGAGTAAACTTAATAGCATCTCCTTTCTCAGTGTATGTTTCTAGAGATGGCGATACCTTTATGAAACTTGCAATTAAGTTTCTAGGTGACCAGTCTAGATATTGGGAAATAGCCGACATAAACCCACATGTGGAATGGCCTGACGCAATCCCTACTGGAACAAGTATCCGGATACCCATATGATTTCAAAAAGTATTAATAGCGCTGCAGGTAAGTTTACCTTTTCTATAAATAATGTAGCAGTTGACTACATGTCTGTTTCTGAATTTCAATTAGATTTGTCCGAAAACAAACATGATCTACTTGTTGTGGTTATACAGGGAATACCACCAAAAGCTTTAACTGATTACTTAGGATCTGCTGTTAAGTTTATAATTGATTCTGGCCCAGGTAGGAAAAATGAGTTTTATGGGTACGTATCATTTACTGAGCCATTCCACCACGGTAGGGATGGTTTAGTAAACGGAAGTCCCATTCAAATGGCTAAGTTGTACTGCATTGGAGCTTCGTACGTATTTAAAGAATTAAACTCAAAAGTTTGGGATTACGCAAACATTTCTGAAGTTCTAGAACACTTTGCAAACAGGCACAGATTCAGCGTGGAGTACCCTAAGGATTCTTATAAACCAGTTCGGTTGGTACAGTCAAATGAAAGCGATTGGATGTTTTTAGAAAAAATGCTAGATCCTCTAGGATACGCATTTTCTGCTCATGGGACTCGTCTTCACATTTGGGATAGGGCTAATTACGACGGGCGTCTTTCGTCATACCATATTGCCTCTACAGTTTCAAAACGCACAGATAACAAACCATTTACTATATTAGATTTTGAAGCTAGGCTTGGACAGGTTTCATCTTCTGGTGACTCGAGCAGATCATTAATAAACGTGCTTGATGCCTCCGGTGGGATACACACAATAACAGATGAATCAAGTGCTTATTCTCCTGGTGTTTCAGGAGGTTCCTTGTACAAGTTATTTAAAAAACCGTTATATGATTCAACTCTATCAATAGAGGAAGGTTTGCGTAGAACTAAGAGTTCAGATAACAACAGATCAATTTACAATGCAAAAATGACAGTGTTTGCTGGAGCAGGCGCTGTTCCAGGGGGGATTGTTGACCTACAAGGATTTGATTCGGAATTTGATGGTCTTTGGTATATACATGATGTAAGTCATGTTATAAAGTCTCAAAATTACACTACCGATTTAGTGCTTATGAAATCTGATAAGTACCAAGTTAATCCTGACATCTCTAGGACTCAGGAACTTGGGGAACCTCCTGAATCTATACTTGTACAAGAACAGTGGGTTTCACAAACAATAAGGATACAAGAATATGCCTAGTTCTGATATATCTTTGCATAGAGCTTTAGTCGTTAGATCTTCTTCAGACCATGTGTTTGTTAAAATACCAACGTTGTTGGGGCCTAATGAATCTATTGAACTTTACAAACCACAAAACACTGCAGCAAACTGGCCTCCTGCTGAGGGCGCTCAATTAATTGTATGTGTTGAAGGTGCTAACTTTAATAGAGTGTATATGCTACATAGTATTGATGGGAGTGCTTCCTGATGAAATCAATTAAAACACCGTTTACATTTTCTGGTGGTAAGGTAGAAACCACATCAAACCAGGACGTTATTGCTCGTCAAAAGATATCTGATGTTCTTTTAACATCTAACTACGAAAGAGTTTTGCGACCAAGGTACGGGGCAAATATGTACTCATTGGTGCACCAAGTTACAGACGAAAACGATATCGCTGATGTTAAGGTAGAGGCAATGTTTGACTTGGCCGACAACATATCAACGCTGTCTGTTATTGATATACAATTTGATACTGGATCTGTAACTACTGACGACCCAACTCTTAACGTAAATGTACTGTACAAACTACCACTCGGAACACTATCTACAACATCAATTAGGGTAGCGGTACCCGGGTTAATTACCGAAGACACTCCATTTTGATAAGGAACAAGTATGGCTGACAAGAACTTACCTTTTGACTTTTCAAGTAGAACTTATTCTACAATTAGACAGGATCTACTAAGACGAGCTAGCGCGTTTGTTCCAGAGTGGACCGACCGTGACCCATCGGACTTTGGAATGGTGTTTGTTGACCTGTGGTCTTACATGGGCGACATCATGCATTATTACATTGACCGCGCTGCTCAAGAAGCATTTATTACCACTGCCACGCAACGTGAAAGCCTTATTGCTTACGCAAACTTGTATGACTATAAACCAAATGGCCGTGAGTCATCGACGGCCACCGTGTATGTATCGAACAGTTCTAGCTCCTCATCTGGTACTGTCATCCTTCCTGCCTATAGCCAGCTATCAGCTGTTGTAGATGACAAACGTTATTACTTTCACACAGTAGAAGCAATAACACTTGAGTATGGTACTACAACTTCTGTAGAGGTCATAGAAGGTAACTACGTTTCTTCAGAAACTCTTACAACATACTCCTCTGGTCTTCCGAGCCAAAGCTACACGTTAGCTAACACTAACGCGGCGGTATCAACAATCAAAGTGTATGTAACTGACGAAGGATCCGCAATTCAGTGGACTAGATACGAAAATGTGTCAGACATCCCATCTGGAGCTAAGGGTTACGTAGTGTACTTAACATCTAGTGGTGAACTTCAAATACTGTTTGGTAACCGTATCAATGGTTTTATACCACCAGCAGGATCAACAATAACAGCATCGTATACTAAAAGTTCTGGGTCACTGGGGAATATTGGTTCTAACTTAATTAAATACTTTGTGTCTGTTCAGCCAAACCAAATAGCTATAACTTCATCTACGTCCGCAACTGGTGGAACTAACGGAGAAACTGCTGAGTCACTTAAGACTAACATTATTTCTTCTATAAGGACTCAAGACCGTGCTGTTACTCTTCAAGACTACGCTGACGCGGTTCGTGGAGTAGCTGGTGTGGAAAAATCAGTAGCTGTGTACACACCATCAAGCGCTGGTGCGTCAGCCAGTGCATCTGTAAGTTTGTACGCGTTACCATATATAAGTGATTATTTGACACCTAGCACGTCAACATTGACTGTAAGTTCATCTTTAGCTTCGTCTGTTTTGTCAAACGTTTCAGAAAAATCAATGATTGGCATTTACCTGCATGTGCCCACATCTATTACTACGTATCGATTAAACATAACAGCTGAGGTTTTTGTCAATCAAGCGTACGTGGCTGAGTGGGTAAAGAACGATGTTTCTAACGCCATTGATGGCCTATTGTCGTTTACAAACGCAGATTTTGGAAAAGAAATACCAATTGGAAAAGTGTACAAAACTATTATGGATGTAGAGGGTGTTGATTACGTTAAAATTTCCACATACTCAATAACACAATACAACGGATCATCATGGGTGACCATGAAAAACTATATAACTGGAACTGGTACAGATTTACCGTACACAGGAATGTTACAAAAGGGAATAGTATCGTTAACAACAACCAATGGTATGACCACGTCAGCGTAATATTATGGCACTACAGTCTTTCATAATTAGAAAAACACCAGAAACTGGTTCATACCTACAGTATGAACCGGGGGTATATGGTTCAGCGTCTGTGGTCGGTTCTGCGTCGTTTACTTATCTACGTGGAGATGGTGTACAGGAAGCCCCAACCCTTTCTGATGAAATCACCGCTGGTGGGTTGTTATCTAAGGCGTCGTTCTTTAAAGCTACGTGTGATGAATATGGGGTAGTAGATATTTCTTGGGGTTTGACCCTGTACGAAGTGGGCGCTCAAGTTAGGCCGTACGAGGTAGTTATTGTGTATTCCTCAGAAGGGTGCCCAGAAACAATAGGAGAGGGTACCACTCTTATTGAAACACGTAATATTTCTAAAATAAAACAAGAAGATGTTGTTGGTCCTTGGGCCTACTACACAATGTTTGTTAGATTTAAAAGTCTGACCAGTGATTACTACGAACCAGTAGCTAAGCTGACCGTACTTATACCTGAAGCTTTTGGTTCTACAGCAGACCTGTACTCTAAAATCCCAATGAACTACCGTCTTCAAGACGAGCAAAGTAGCTACCATCTTTATAAGTACCTTTCAGTATTTGGTTGGGACGTTGATCGATTTAGAACATTGATTAGATACATTGTGGCAATGAAGGACCCGCGTGTTGCTAATGGTGAATCGCTAGACCACATAGCTTCTGACCTTGGAGTAAACCTGTCTTCTCGAGAATTGGGGGTTTCTAGACTACGGTCGTACATTGACAGCATAGGAAAAGTTCGACGTAGTAAGGGTACAAAATCGTCAGTCACAACTTCTCTTAGTTCTATTTCTGGATCTAAAGTAGAGATGACTTCAGATAAAATTTATGTATATCCTCAAAGAACAAACTTTATAAAAGACCCTAGGTTTGAAAATGGGGTTGCGGACAGTTTGGACATGGGAAACCCAGAGTCTAACTACATAGTTAGTTACGACCTTGGTGGGCCGTCTACTGCTGCGTCGTCAATTACCACAACTTTTGACGGTGGAGATGACCCATCTGGAATCTCATTATCAATAACCTCAATCACTGGACTAGAGCAATGGGTGCTGTACGATGACAATACTAGTCCCGCTAGCTCTGGTTACAAGTTTTTAGAAACTGCGTATAGTGCCGTTCCGGTTAACGAAGACCCGGACACCTATAACATTAATGTTATTGGAGGTGACACCTTCTTTTTCTCAATGCGCACATCTAGTGGAGTTACCCTACAAAATTCGGCAATATCTTCAGTGGCATTTTATGACGGTACCGGGTCTTCTGGAGGGTCAGCATCATTAATAGTCAGTGATACTTCTCCTCAGGTTGTTGGTGGAGTCTCGTATTGGAAACTAGAGGTACCTAGGTCTATAACAACATACACTCCAGTTGTCTTGTCAATTAGGTACGACTCATCCGTATACGGTCCTGACGACTTTGACAAAGCGCTATTAGAAAAATGGTATTTAGGTGACTATTTTGATGGGGACGTAGTAAAGGGTGGATGGATAGTAGACCAATCAAATAGTGTCAGCGACTACAGGTGGTTAGGAACACCACATAAGTCCTTCTCTGTGTACACTGCTAACTACCAAAAGACTAGGAACGTAATAAATAGAATAATCCCAGAAGTAATTCCAATTCATAATTTGTTAAAACCTTCTGTAACTACGTCAGTTGCTAGCAACCAACTCATATCCCCAGCAGATTACCGATACACTATAGAACACAACGCGATACCAGGAGTAACATGAACTACATAATTATAGCTTTAGCAGTGTATAAGATAATACAACTTTTTGATTCGTTGCTGCCAAAAGATGTCATGCCGTGGGTGAAGATAGTTGGATCTTTGGTTTTGTCCTACGTTGGTTGCGTGCTGATGTCTTCAGAAAATATTTGGATAGATGGTGCCGCAGTGGCAACATTATCGGGTACAGTACACTCAGCTCTCCGGTTGTTGACTCTCAGCGGAGATGCTGCGCATCGTAAGAGTCTCCGATAGGAGTTACATTGAACCAGAAAATCACTTATGGAGTTCTAGGAACTTCATCAAACACAAGTCGTGAAGTCATTGAAGCTGGACTAAACGACACAGATAATTCTGCGGGAACCTATCTGGTTCCCTGGTATGGCACTAAGAAGCTTTCTCAAGCATTGGAGTATGTGTACGACTGGGTGCTGGACAATGAGTGCGCATTTGAAATCATCTCTATGGAGGATGGTAGAAAAGTGCCGTCAGCGTTAAAGAACGCCGCTATTGCGGTATCCCACGTAAAAGACGTAGACTTTACTATTGTAAAAATGCTACGTGATTGCAAAGATTCCAACGCGGTTGCATTGGTCATGTGGGACGATGACGCGCCAGAGCGGTCGTTAACTTTAGCTGCGCGTACCATAACGGCCAAGATTGAAACACTTGAGTTGACTAACGGGCTTGTTCCAGTAGTGATTGACGAAGAAGATAACTATCGAGGTGAAAACCGAATTGATCATCCATCGGTAACACTGTCAACCTCGGATAGCTCAATGCCCGAAATTGACGATCGATCTTTTGATCGGGAGACACTTGAGATTATGCCAGCGGCTTCTGTAAAGCGAATGGCTATCAAGGCGGGCTTTGACGTTCGCAACAAGGAAGAAGCTATAAACGCTTTAACAGGTAAAACCGCAGTAAAGGAAAAAAATGGAACTGATATTGGTACCGTTCTTATGATATTTGAGGATGGTACTGAACTTGGGTTCAGCATGAACCATGATCTATTGAAGAAGATCATGGACTTGGTAATTGACTACCAATCAAAGTAAGTACACAAAGAGAAAGGCCCAGGGGACACACACCCTGGGCCTTTTTCTATTGTCCGGTAACTACCGGACTATTTAGCAGTTCACTTCTTCTTCTTGGTAGCGGCCTTCTTTTTGTCAGCCTTGCCACCCTTCTTGGGGCCCTTGCCGTAGCCGGGAGCCTTCTTGTCGGTCATACCACATCCGCAGGTTGCACACATATTACTTACCTCCCTTCCGATGCTTAGCAGTTTTCTTGGCGATTTTCTCTGGCTGTTTAACAAACTGTTTTCCTTCGGCATCGCCCTTAGCCTTAGCTCTATTTGTAGCAGCTTTCTCGGCAGGAGTCAACTCTTTCCAAGCCTTGTCGGGAAGGTAACGTTTTTTACCCTTGGATTCTGAACCGTCAGATGTACGCCACTTCTCTTTGGTCCACTTATCAAGATCTTTTTGTGGTTCTGCTTTAGCCATCAGTCTTTGTACCCTCCACCTTTTTTCTTGTACTCAGACGCAAGG